TGAAGACGATTGGAATTTTAGACAAGAAATAGTTAAAAGCATAATCAATAAAAAATTAGAATTAATTTCTAATAAAATAAATGCTAAAGAATGCATAATAAAAGAAATAGATAATAAAACAAGTAATTTATTTTTAAATAATAATCATTTACAAGGAACGTGTAGTTCTTCTATTAAATTAGGATTATATTATAAAGATGAATTAGTTTCTTTGATGGCTTTTAAAAGAAAAATAAGTAATAAAACACAATTTGAATTATTAAGATGTTGTTCTAAATTAAATACAAATGTTATAGGTGGTGCATCCAAACTTTTTTCATATTTTATTAATAATTATACATATGATAAAATAATATCATACGTAAATTGTGATATAAGTGATGGATCTTTATATAAAATATTAGGATTTAAGGAAATAGGCCATACTGGAATAAACTATTGGTGGAGTGATAACATAAATAAATTTAACGAAACAGAAGATCAAATAATGAAAGGAAACAATTTTAAAAAAATATACGGAACTGGAAATATTAGATTTGAATATATAAATAAATTAAATAATTAATCATGGCTGGATTCACGATGCGCCCGCTCGATAATAAAGGGGCAGGTTTTATATCAAAAATACAAAAGAATCTCAGATACTTAGCGAGCCTTGGTATGAAATGGGATCATGAGATCCTACAACAATCTAAAGCTATAGGTGTTACTGAAGCACAAATGGATTCTCTTTATGGATTGTACTACCAACAAGGCCAATACATGGGCATGGACGTTGGACAAAGAGAATTTATATGTTTTTTTGACAAAGAATACCCAACTCGGAGAGACTTTTTGAGGAAGTTTTCTATGAATGGCGAGATCGAGCATGTTATTGAGGTTATAGCAGATGAGACTGTTATATATGATGACCAGAATTATTTTGCATATCCATCTACAAGGGAGTTGAAGTCAGTATTGAAGGAGAAGAAGGCTAAAGAGATTGTAGATGATTTGAATGAGGCATTTAAGAAAGTTTATTTTGCATTTGGGTTTAATCAAGGCCATGATGCATGGCATTATTGTAAGAAATTTCTTATTGATGGTTTTCTTGCTTATGAAATAATATATGATGGAGAGGGGACTGAAAATGCAAAGAGTGTTATTGGGTTTAAGGAATTGGATCCAGTTTCATTAGAGCCAGAAATAAGAAAGGATGTAGATGGAAAAGAGTATAGAGTATGGATTCAGTATAGAGGAGATACACAACGTCAAAGGGAGTTATTAGATTCAAATCTTATTTATATTTCATGGGCTAGGGGAAATTTTATATCTAGGTTGTCGTATGTTGAGAGGTTAGTTCGATCATTTAATATGATGAGGACACTTGAAAATTCACGTATAATTTGGAATGTTTGGAATGCGCAAATGAGGGTTAAGATTCTTGTGCCAATTGGGACACAGTCAGAGGCAAAGGCAAGGACAAGGCTATCAGAATTAAGGGGCATGTATAAAGAAGAGCTTACTATTGATGACCAGTCTGGGGAAGTTAATTATAATGGCCAAGTTCAATTTCAATTTGCAAAGACATTTATTATACCAACAAGAGAAGGAGTTCAAACAGAAATAGACGGGTTTCAACCAAAAGGTTATGATTTATCAAATACAGAAGCATTGAAATATTTTTGGATGCGTTTTATTATTGAAACAAAAGTTCCTTCTTCAAGATTTTCTAATGATCCTGGAAATGGGCCAACAGCAACATGGAATTCAAATGCTGATGGAGTTCAAAGAGAAGAAATGAGATTTGAGAATTTTATAAGTCGTATAAGGTCTATATTTCAGGAATTAATTTTAAAGCCAACCTGGTTACAATTTGTTATAAAGCATCCTGAATTTGCAAATGACCAATCATTAAGGGCAGCTGTTGGGCTTGAATTTGTCGAAGAGAATTTGTTCACTGAAGCAAAGCAAAGGAGTTTGACAGAAAAGGCTGCTAATACTATTGCAGTTTTAATGGGAATTAAACAGCCAACAATAAATCCTGATGGTACTCCCGGAGAAGAGAATTATTTTGACCCTAAATTTTTAGTTGAGAAATGGATGAATTTATCAGAAACAGATATTAAGCTTAATGATAAGTATAAAAAAGAAAGAAAAGATGAGATAAGAAAATTAGCTGCTGCATATTCACGTATAAATGCTGCTAAAGGTATTGAAGCTGGTGGTGCAGGAGGTGCAGGAGGATTTGGTGGAGCTGGTGGTGCAGGTGGAGAAGGGGGACTTGGTGGAGGTTTAGGAGGCGAAGCTGGTGGAGGTTTAGGAGGCGAAGCTGGTGGAGGCGTAGAAGAATTTGGTAATTTAGGTGGATTAGGAGGAGCAGAAGAAACTGAAGCAGGAGGCGAAGAACCTGCAGAGGAAGAAAATCCAGAGGAAAAAGAAAAATAAAAAAAGGAGGATTAAAATATCCTCCTTAGTTTTTTAAGTTAAATGAAATTACTTTTTAACACTCATTATTTCTTTTGTAATCTTTTTTCTTTCTAAAAGATTAAGTTTATCTTTTGGTAACTTATCAAAAATTTCGATAAATTGATCAAAATTAATAGTGACAGCATGTTCAGAAACTGATAATTTCTTATTTATGCTTTTACTTTGGGAGGGCTTGTAATAAGCTAATAGTGCATCTTTAACTTCAAGTACCATGGTTTCATCAGGTTTTCTAAGTTTCCAAATGTATTTTCCCGATTTAATACTCGCAGGGTTTTGATGTTCTATGATACCAAGTTTAACCAAAATAGTAGAAGTACTTACATTCACGCCTGCTACTTCTGCATAGGTTTTAATGTTTTTAACTACATGGTGTTTAAACCAATCTTCATAAATACTTTGAAGATAGTCATAGTAACGTTTGTGTTTTTCTGTCATAATAAATTAATTTAAATTAATTAAATGTTATTAAAAGGGCTAATTTAACACAAAATATTTAAAAACAAAAATAAAACTACATAAAATTATAGTTTATAATAATATAAATCATTTTTTATAGAATTAAATGCAATTTCTAAAGATCCACACAATTGTTTAAATATTTTTTCATCTTCTAAATCTAAATCATAAAATTCCCTATTTACATGTTTATGTTTAAATAAATTATGGAGGCTGGTTTCTAATTTTCTTTTGTGATTAGTTTGAAATTGATAAATGATTTCAAAATTGCCTGAACATCCTGTTTGAAGTTGTTTTACACGATTAGTTAAAAGATTTTTAGTGAACCCTATTTTATAATAGCCTACAGGATCTTTTAATAAATATATTGTGTCCATTAATTTTTATCATATAAATATATATTTTTTAAAATTTTTGTATTATATTTGTACAGAGTTTAAAAAAATGAAGGATATATTAAAGATACTCATTGAAGAAAAATTAAATAGATTAGAAGAAAAATTTAATCAATTAGATCAAATTTTATTAAAAAATGAAAACAAAAAGCCATTGAATAAATATAATAAAAATGGATAACAGTATTTTAAAACCAAAATCTAAGATAGATATTGAAAGAGCTATAGAACAAAAGAGAAAAGAATCTGAAGAAGAGATTAAAAGGATAAAGAAAGAAACTAACTTTTCAGGTTTGAATATAAAACATATTTTGTTTAAAGTAATAATAAAGCTATCATGGAAATTTATTCATTTATTAGAAGGTTTAGTAGAATATTTACGTGAAAAAAAATGCAAGCATCCAAAGACATTTATTGGGACATATTCATGGGCTCCAGGGCATAATATTAATGGATCAACAATATGTTCAATATGCCATAAACTTGTAGATAGCCCATATAGCATGAAAAACATGGTAGCTTCTTTGAAAATGTATAGAGAAAAAAATTAAAGATAAACCTAGTTCGTTGACGTTATAAAAAAAGCAAGTAACACACGGGAGGCATACCCGTCACCTCCACAATTGGTTCCTCTTTGGCAAAGTGGATTAAATTACGGCCTGTAAAAAAGTAAGCCTTCGCCTATTGGGGGTGTAATGCAATTGACTATTTGCAAGTAAGTATAATCGAGGACAAGGCTTGCCATAAACGGCGAAAATTTGTATGAATTGAAAATGGCTGCATAAGATGCATCTATTTTTCACGAGATTTGCCCGCAGCGAAAGTGCGGGTTTTTTATGTCATATTATCAGGAATATATAAATAAAAAGTTAAGTGAGAGCCAAATTTATAAATGAAGATATAAAAGATATTTTAAAACACATAAAATAATTAAAAAAATAAAAAAATTTAACCAAGAAAATGATTAAAAAAGTAAGTTTTGATATGGATGGTACAATGTCCCAAAAATACATACAACAGTATGCAAAAGAACTTATACAGAAAGGTATTGAAGTTCACATTGTAACATCAAGGTTTAAGTTAATTAGTGATTATCTACCAGTAATCTGGCCCAATGGCCACGATGATTTATATAAGGTTGCTAATGAAGTAGGTATACCGTTACGCAAGTAAGTTTTAGTTTATTTACGATTTAAAAAAACAAGATATGAAAAACGATATTGATGATTTTTGCAGAAGAATGAAAATTACAAATGATGCCAAATGTGAAGGACAACCAATAGGCATAAGTTTATTAATTGAATTACTTAATAAATATGCACAGGAGCAAGTAAATAAATTAAACTTACTTGATGTTATAAGCTGGGTGGCTTTTCAACACGATAAAATTGAAACACGACCAACCGCATACGGTAAATACCTAATATGTAGAAAAGATGGTAAAATACATTGGGAAACTTGGAACGGAAGCGGTTGGGCGTATAATCACAACGAAATTAAATTCTGGGCAGTTATAAAGTCACCTTGCTTATAACACATGAACATATTCACTTCACAGATATGAAAGATAAGTATCATTTCTTTATTGAAAATCCTGATTTCATATGGCATGTTGATAATGATAGTGAAGAAGTTGATGATATTAATAAATATTGTAAAACAACAATAGGCATTTATCTTGATGCTTTATTTAAAGAAGAATGTAGTTCATTATTAAAATAAATTTTAAAATGTTAGTTAAAGAAAATTTAGAGGATGTTTTAAAACCTAAATCAGCAGCTGAAATTAAAGATGCAATCAATAAAATTAAAAAGGATTATTTTACTGTTGGTGATCTTAAAAAATTATTAAAAGATATTCCTGATGATTTACCAGTAGGTAAAAGTGGTCATTTTGGTGAATTTAATCCAATGGATAAATATGATTTTAGAGTAAGAACATCTAACCCAGTTCCTATTGGTAAAAGTTGGAGAAATATGATACATATTGATATGTCTATTTTAGAAATAAATAGTCCTGATTTAGGAGAACTACCAGATTAAAAAATTAATTTAAGATATATAAATAAAAATATAATTTAAATTTATGAAAGCAGGAACTTTTAATATACATGATTATCTTGGAAAACTTTATGAAAAAGTTGAAGAAAAAGATTTAGGAGGAGGTTATCCAAAATCAGGATCAACATCAACAGAAGGGGGCAGCTTACCTGTTGAAGATGGTTTAATTATTCCAGAAATGAATAAAAAATCTTATGAATGGCTTAAGAAAGAATTTCAGAAAGGCAAAACTGAAGTAAAAGTTGAAATGTCATATCATGAATTTAAACCTGGATATCACTTAGACACAAATTTGAAATCAGTTAATGATTTTAAACCAGGAATGTATGGTGATATTAAAACTTCTGACACAGAAGGAGGTAAAAAAGAAAAGAATGTTCCATTTCCATCAACAACATTTCCTGGTAGTGGAGAAACTAAAACAAAGGAAAATTCGCCTTCTGAAAAGGATAATGAAAAAAATAGTGAAAAGAACACTGGAATTAAAGTAGAAGCCAAAGAAAAAACAAAACAAACAGCAGGAAAAATATTAAATACAAAAGAAGATAAAAAAATTAAGAAAGAAGAAAAATAAAATTATGATTTCTGATAATTTACTTGGTGATAGATTAAATGCAGTTAAATTAGGTAAACCTTTGCCAACTGTACAATCACAAAGTGTGTTTAATTCTCAACAACAATTAAAAGAACAACATCAACAACCACCTATTTCAACACTAAAAATGTTTTTTATTTCAAGAACTATGGCTATAACTGATACATTTGTTGCTTCTTTACTTTATGGTTATGCTATAAAAACAGTATTTAATTTTAATTGGACTTTATTAGGAGTAGTTGCAGTTGGGTTCTTATTTAATCATGCAATTTCTATATTCCCAAAAATTTTATTCCCTAAATTATATAAATAATGGGTATTTTCTATTAATACACGTTATTCCTAATTCTTTCCAAGTAATTTCTTTTGCCCCATATTTAATAGCTAAAAGTTTTTTTGAAAGACAAATATCAAAGTGTTCTTGATGTGTATTTTCTTTTTGAATATAAATCCTATTTACTTCTATTTTATCAGCCATTGTTAAAAGCTCTTCTTTAGTATCAGCAATCATATGGCACATTATCATTCTACCATATTTTGCATTCATATTATCAACATAAACCATATTTTATTTTTCATCACAATTAAAATAATCACAATTTTCTGCAACTAACTCATTATAAATAGGTGCATTAAAATGTGTGCACTTATCAAACCAATTTGGAATTGTTTTTTTACGAAAATTACAATTACGACAACTTCTATAAATATGGTTTCCTTTATTGTTTATTGCATCCATTAATTTATAACTTCCATATTTAACAAATCTTTAATATCATTTAATTGAATAGGATAAACTTGATTAGAATTATCTTTTTTAACCCATATACCTTTTGCCCAATATGACACTAATTTTACAACAGAACAATCTGGTAATTTTATTTTAAGACCAATTAATTGTTGGTCTTTTGGTAAATCTTTTATAAACATAATATTATTTTTTAGCAAATATATAAAAAATTATTGAAAATTTAAAACTATTTCATTTTTATAAATATAATAATAAATAAATTTATGGCAAGAGGAAAGCTAATTGTTATCTGCGGTATAGACTCATCGGGAAAAACGACCCAAATAAAACTTATTAATGAATATTTTAACAGTAATAATTTGAAATATGTTCATTATCATTTTCCAATGTATGGCCATAATCAATTTTCTACTATTATAGCAAATTATCTTAAGGGCGATTTTGGCAAAATTGATGAAGTAGACCCATTATTTGTTGCTAACATATATGCAATGGATAGGTTTAGATTTTTACCAGAATTAGAAAAAGCTCTTGAAGAAAATGATATTGTTTTATTAGATCGTTATGTTTATTCAAATATAGCATATCAATGTGCTAAATATAATAGACCTGATGATATTTTAAAAATGAAAAATTGGATATTTGAATTTGAATTTGGTTTCTTAAAATTGCCTTATCCTGATTTAAACATCTTTTTAAATGTTCCTACAGAAGTTATTAAGAAACGATTAAAGGAACAAAGAATAGGAAAAGATAGAGATTATTTACAAGGAAAACAAGACATTCACGAAGCAGATTTAGAATTTCAAGAAAGAGTTAAAGAAAATTATATAGCTTTTATGGAAAATGCTACAAATTGTATAATTGTTAATTGTGCTTATGAAGTTGGATATAAAACTTCTCTTGATTGGATAATACTTTCTCCAGAAGAGTTATTTAAATCATATAAAAAATACTTGGATATAATATTAAATAAACAACTATGAAAAAACAAGAATCATTATCAGATTTTAAAAGTTTTAAAAAATTATATAAACTTACAAAACCAAAATCTCCTAATATTGTAGAATTTTTAACTGATGACCTTCCGGATGAATGGCTTATAACAGTTATTTCTTATAAAAGAAAATCTGAAATTATTTCTGATGATTTCATGATTTTAAGAAAAGATGTAGACTTTAAATTAAACCAATATTTAGAGGAGGGATGGATTGTTATATAAAAGTTTATTAACATAGACCCAATAAATGCATCATTAGAGCACGTAGGGGCCTTTAATCTTAACACAAAATTAACTTTTTTAAAAAATTATAACATAATTGTTGAATTAATTTTACTAAAAATATTTAAAACTTATGTTAATTCTCTTCATATTATAATATATAAAATAAATATTTAAATCTTTAATTTATGACAGACCAAAATCAAAATGTTGAATCTCAACCTAAAGTTGATTCTTCTCAAAAAGTAGAAACTAAAGCCTACGTACCGACGTATCGCATAAAAAACGAGTTTAAAGACGCTGTTTTAAAGGCCATTGGAAATCATCCATTTAATCATATTGCAGCAATTATGACTGCAATAGATGTTGAAATTATGGACCATAATACATTGTCTCAAGTTATTCAAGCATTGGGACAATTTCCTTATACACAAGTAGCTTCTATTCTAAAAAACGTAAACGTTTATCTGGAACAAATAATTGAGGAATAAAGTATCCTCAATTATTTTATTTTAAAATAAATTCTAATAAAAAATTAGAGTAATAAGATTATAGTATGCAAAAGAAGGGCAAAAAACCATCAAAATCAATTCAATCATTGGCAATAGATTTCATTAAAAGTAGAGATGAATCGGCTTTTAAGTTATTAATTGACCGGTTGAAACCAGGGTTACTAATATATGCTAGAAAATATATTGGAAATAATAAGGATTTATGTAATGAAATAGTTTCTCAGACTTTTGTAAGTATGTGGGAAAAAATAGATCAATATAATCCTTCTTTTAATTTTTCAACATGGGTTTATGCTATATCGAGAAATGAAGCTCTTGGGCAATTGAGAATGAATAAAAGAACTTTATCTCATGATCAATTGACACAAAATCAATCTAGACTTTTAAAAATATATTCAGGTGTTTTTTATATGGACCTTGAATGTATAGGGCCTAATGGAGAAGAAATTACACAACATTTATATGAATTGACATTAAAGGAAATAGGTTTATTAGATGAACCATATAAAACTGTAATGCTTGAACGTGAAATTAATAAAAAACAATTACAGGATATAGCAGAAGGTTTATCATGGAATTTAAACACAGTAAAGACAAGATTGAGAAAAGCTAGACAAGAAATTGCTGATAATTTAAATAAAAAATATCCAGAATTAATTGAAGCCTATAATGAGCATGAATAAAAAAATAAGAAGATTTTTTAGAAAATTAAGCCCAACTAATTTATCATTTTGGATGGTCATAAAAGATATTCAAAATTATATTGATTGGATAAAAACCATTAATAGAGAAAAGGCTAAACCTAAGTCTATATGGAATAAATTTAATATGAAACATAATTATTTTTATACCATATATTTTCCATTAGCACTACCCCAAGAAGATAAGGCTCTTCCTGATAATATAAAAAGATTAAGGGTTGTTGAACTATTATCCCCCATTCATCGTTATCTTGATGAAGATTTACAATTTGCTGAATATATTATACCTGAATTTAATCAATTTTATGATGATGAAAACCAACCAACTCTTCTTTATGGAATTATCTATAGGTTCGCGTTTAAACGACTATCAGTTAAATATGTAATAACTAGAATTTTATTTTGGGGTGGTTTAATTTTTTTATTAGTTAGGT